CTCCGTCTTCACATATGTCGAAGATGTTTTCATCGGTGTTTACTACTATGTCGGTATCGGCAAAGAGTACCTTGTCGTACTTGTCGAACATCGGGTCGTAGATTACACGCAAACATTCAAATAGTATTGCAGTAGAATGGTCGTCTTTACAATACACCGCTTCATCGGAATAGTGATAATCCGCATCTACGTGATCTGCGTACTGTAAGAATGAATTGCGAGATATATCCGCACACTCTCGATACACTTGACTTCTCTTTCTACCTTCGATATCACCACGTTCATCAACCTTGTCGTTGACGATCATGTATTGAAAAATCGCGTTTCTCATTATCTCTCACTTTTCGTGTATCAGAGTTCCCATTCAAGGTCATCTGTTTATGTTTATTACGTTTCTTGTTTCTACTATCGTGACGACTGTACTTGGCCATACTAATTACTTATACGTTCTCTAAGGTTACCATTAGTCTTTCTGCACGGTTTGTAACCTGTCGATGCCAGAGACTATCACGTCCCTCTACACCTGCACGTTTCCAATCACCTTCTGCAATTGCACCATTGAAGTTCTTGAACTTACTCAAACGAGTACGTCCCATATTGAACATCATATTAACAAGTACACCTTGTACTTCGTCTGGTAAGTCGTCAAAAGACCCTTGTCCGTATAAAGCGTGACACTCTGATATTGCTGTATTGAGGTCGTTGTCAAAACACTCTGCGACTCTTTCTTCGCTGATTGAGGTTCCGACTGGTTGTCCATGTTCTGGATCGGTTTCGAGTACGAGATGGCCGACACCAAAGGTTGGATAGCCAAGGTGGTCGTTATAGATTTCATACTTGACTCCTTCGTCCACTTTTAATGTTTCGAATACTTCTTGTCTGTTCATTTCTTTTCCTCTATTAGTTCTTTAGTCATTATATAGTCTCGCACGAAGTCCGAACGTACTATATCTGCCCATGTAAATTCTACTACAGTGAAGTTCTTCATCAACTCAAGTATCTCGATAAACTTCACGATACCTTTCCTATCACCTTCTTTTACGAAGTCTGATTGATAATAATCACCACAGAATATGATCCGACAATTCTGACCAACTCTAGTAATGATACTATCTAATTCATGGAATGTCAAGTTCTGCATCTCATCCACTATGATAACTGCATCGTTGATTGTAGTTCCACGAATATGTGACGTTGAGATAAAATCAACCGTCTTGTTCTCCGAAAGTTTTCGGTATGCTTCCGGATCATCGAATAGTTCCGCGCATATTGATTTGTAGGGTGCGGTATATGCATCCATCTTCTCTTCTAGAGTTCCTGGCAAGAATCCAATCTCTCGGGTAGGTACAATAGACCTACAGATAACTACAGATGAAAACTGGTTACCTTTATCAAGTACAGTCTCTAGTCCAAGATACAGTGCACTAAAAGTTTTACCCGTCCCCGCAGATCCATTCAGTACCAAGTGCGAACCAGACTTGTAGGCAGAGAACACTTGTTCTTGGCCAGTAGTCATTGGATCGACTGTCAAAAGATGATCGATCTTTAACGTTTGTGGTTTTTGCATTAAGTTCTCTATGTTTTGATGTTGTTATCTTTACCCGCACCTTTCTTAATGTTGCCTAGGTGTTCTTGCCAATCGCTACCAGCCATTGTCAATGCGGATTTGACTCCCGATGTTAAACCGGGCGCTTTAGTGAAACATCTATTTAGATGGGGGTTATCTTTTCGGTAGTCATCGTACTCTGATATTTTCATCATGACTTCGATTACTTCACCGGTCTCATTATCTTTAAATTCATATATTGGCATAATTTATTATTGTTTTCCATACGACACCCCCCGAGTGGGGGGTGAAGAGATACGGATCACCTTCCTTATTGAGTCGTTAGTTGTTCAACAATAGTTTGATTGAGATACTCTTGTTTCTTTGCTAGTTTATAAACCAAGTTATCTCTTCCTTTCTTCTTCATTCGTTGGATATAATAATCCAATTCCTGGCGGTCTCGCTTCAAGCGTTCCAATTGTTTTTCTGACATCAACACCTCGTTTGTTAGTTAAAGGGATGGTTATTTCTGGATCAGTTTTGGAAAGGTCTCCTGTACTAGTTTTTTGGTTAAGTATTTCACTGGTGACTTTTTTGCCACCATCGACAAAACTATCTCTGCATCTTTTGGATGTATTGATTCCAAGAGTCGCATGAATTTGAGTTCGCGTCTAAACGCCTGCATATCTTTGCCTGGCCCACCTTTAACATAATAACCGAATTCTTTATGTAGTCGTAGGAGACTAGAAGGGGTTGACTCAGGTCTATTTGGGGTATACGGAGGAGTGCCTTCGGGCAAGATGAACTGAAGAGTATCATCAAAAGTGCCTCGGAGGACATCTGTTAAAGCAGCAACATTCTGATATTTCAACAGAACATCCTTTCTTTTGGTTTTAGTTGTTTGTTTCCCAAACTCTTCGAAGATTTCGAAAATGTCGGGGGTTCTATTGTTGGCCATTATATTTCACCTTTACTATAACTATATAGGGTTTTTTGTGTTTTCACTTAGTATCTATATGTAAAAAAACCCCCGATTTCTCGGGGGTAAAACGGTGGGGGGAACTAAACTATTCATAGGAATCATTACCAATTTACGCTAGTTTAGTCGCAGTCCCACTCGATAATCTTGTAGTTCTTCATTGCATTTTCTTCTGCAAAATCTATTGCTTGTTCTTCAGTCTCAAAGATCATTTCAGGAAGAAACTCTCCGTCTTCTTCCAAGTAGTAAACATAGTCGCTCATAATATCTCCTTAGTAGTACCAGCTGTTGTAGTGAGTGTCTTCCGCAGTAGTAGGACGAGCACAAGAATGAGAAGAAGTCTTGAAGCCACCGTAGTTGTCGATTCGTTTCTTCATCTCTTCACCAACGAAAGAGTTGGGAACCGCACGAACGTTTTGACACATCATTCCTTCACTACCTTCAACAACTGCGGTGGCAACCTCACGGACAATGACAGTTTTCGCTGTAGGTTTCGCAACGACTTGGTAACAATCAACTTGAGTCTGTTCGTAACCCCAAGAGTCAACGAACAAGTCACCGACCTTAACGTTGTTGGCAAATTCTACTGCCTTTACTTTGCGTTCTTCTTTCGCTTTGGCACGGTATTCGATAGTGGCAAGACGGTCATCAATGAACTCTTGTTGCGCTTCGTACATACGTTCAATAGTACGGTAACGAACGTGGTACTCATTCTTGAAACCAAGACGAGCACGAGGAGCAACACGGTCACACTTGGCAATCAAACGTTCTTCGTCAATTGTAAGAACAAGGTCGTGTTTCGCAAACAATTCAATCATTTCATTTTTCATAATATAGTCTCTTCAAAGTAAAAACAACGGGGACACTCCCCAACCAACAAAGACATTATCTCATAACTAAAACAATAATGCAACACTTATTTTAACTTTCTTTAGAACAATTTGTTATAAGACCCATACATGGTTATAACGTTTTGGTAGATCATCACACGAGTATAGGTCACCCTCTGCATAGTTCAGAACCTTGACGCACTCGCCAGTAGAATTACTGAAGTGCACATCCGGTTGATCCAGAACACTTTCCACGTAATTAACTGCGACACCCAGAACTATCGCTCCAACCAATCCACCCACTACCGCTTCTACTTTATCTTTAATAGTCAACATTATACAATCACCTCAACTCGATTATCAAACTCGGTTATACCCATCTCGAATGGAACGATCATCTCAGTTCCGATTCGATCGGCATCAAACCCAGATGAAGCTGTGCAGGAGTCTTTAACAAAAACTCTATAACCGTTACAGATGTGCACCTGACGACCATTCATTTCTACGTACATGGGGCCTTTTTCAAGGACACTTCCGATTAGGTATGAATCATCACGACCTTCCATTGGTTGGAAATCGAACGCTTTAATCGCGTCACCAACATTCGCTACATTCTCAAATTTCAACATTATATTGCACCTCTGATTTCATTTATACGGTTAACCATTCTCTTGTACTCTGAATTGTAGTACGTCTCGTTGTAACACTCCTCAGCATCAATCAACATAGCGAGGTCATTCCAAAGGATGGCGAGTTCGGTATTCAACATTTCATTACTCATAATATTTACCTTATAGATATTGGAGGGCAAGGATACTCACTACCACTATAATTGTCAACTGAAATAAAAATCTACCTACTTGTCTCAACATGATTGACTCTCTCAACTCAATTTGTACAAGTATTATCTCATAATCATAACAAGAAGTCAACACTTATTTACATTTATTTCATGAATAGTGGGTATAACTATGGTCGATTGTGCCAAGGTTCTATTTGATGTCCGGATTGGACTAGTGTCTTGGGGAGGTGTTTTGCGTGGATCTTACATCCAATAAACGCATTGTAGTAGTCATCCCGTAACAGAACGTCACGGTCGAATTGTTCTTTGGCTTCAAGGTAGGAACACTCACCTTTGGTTTTGCATAGGTGTAGTATCTCTCGGTAGTATGCTTCACCACCTTTCTTTTCTACCAGTAATTTGAGTTCTTCGGATGACCCATAGTAGTCCATCCAATCAGATTGTTTGGTAACCTTGCGTTTCCGTTTCTGACCTTTTAATGGTGGTAGTCTGCGAGTAGACCAGAAGAACTTCTTACCGACATATTTCTTTCCGGTATCACGTTCTGTAATAAGATAGACGAACCCAACATATTCGCTGAGTTCGTCTTCGGTAGGATTATATTCTGTATTCTTGATGTGCCACATTGTCTTATATAACTGCCATTAAGGGGTCTAATGACTTATATATAAGACACTTAACTTATGATGGTATTGTCTACATTCAGATATATCTGATTGGGGGTATACGAAACATCAACAGATATATATGTACAAAGAACTACACGATCACCCACCATTGCATTACGCGCTCCTGGCCCATTCACCGAAATAACACCCGAACCCTTGGGTGCAAGTATTATGTAAGTAGTCCAACGTTTTCCGTTAGATGCGTTATAGATATCGATTTGTTCATACTCCTGCATCCCTGCGGCAACAACCAAATCTTCATCAATAGCAACGGAACCGTCATACCATAACTCACAGTCAGTGACGGTTCCCATATGCAATTTGGATTTTAGAAAGGTAGAAATCAATCTTCTTCAACCCCTTCGATCTGTTCCAATTCCGCATCTTCACCACACATAGGACAGTGTTGTGGTCTATCGTCAACGTAGTGTACTATGATAGTACTTTCTATGTCACATATAGGACAGATGTTTTCATATCTCAATTTCATGCAGCGCACCCCTCGCCGTCTAGACCACAGACCTGTGGTTCTTCTTCCCAATCCCAATCACCATCCATACCATTCACAGAGTATTCGGTAACACGTTTCTCAAAGAAGTTGTCATGTGATGCACCGTTCAGTACCCAGTCTAACCAAGGGAGTGGATTATCCTTGACCTTGAAGTTAGGCTTCATACCAAGTTGCAACAAACGTCTGTCTGCGATATGACGGATATATGCTTTAACATCTGCTTCAGTCAATCCTTCGATGGTACCGGACTTATATGCAAGTTTGATGAATCTATCTTCCAACTTAACAGCATTCTTTGCCATCTCGTATACTTTAGACTTCAGTTCATCGTTTACTACACGTGGATGTTCCTCACAGAACTCACGGAACAACTTCGCATTACCTTGTACGTGCATAGTCTCATCACGGATAGACCATTCAACGATTGTACCCATACCTTTCATCTTACCGAAACGTTGGAAGTTCAACAACATTACGAAGGATGCGAATAGACTCATACCTTCATTGAATACAGACTGTGCAAGTACAAGTGCAAGACCTGTGTGAGAGTTGATGTTACCCTCTTTCATGAAGTCAATCTTATCTGCCATCTCTTTGTATTCCATAAAGGCAGAGTGTTCTTCGTCTGGCAGACCCAGAGTATCATTCAACAATGCATACGCACGTTGGTGTACACCTTCGCGGTTTGCAAAGGATGACAACATGTTACGGATCTCATTGTTCTTAAACTTAGGGATCAACAGTTCGTGATAGTTCTCGCCTACCTGCACATCCGACTGAGTGAACAATCGTAGTACCTGAGTGATGAACTCTTTCTCTTGT